GCTGCTTTAAATTATTTTAAATGCTCAGGTTTAGGAGTTGGAACTGCTGCTATTGCTGGTGGTAGAATTGTCGCTACAGAAGACATTTATGCATATTATTCTGACGCAAGATTAAAAGATTTCGAAGGAACTATTCCTAATGCGCTCGATAAAGTTCTATCTCTTAATGGATATTACTTTAGAGAAAATGAAAGAGCAAAGGAATTAGGATATAAAAACGATGGTCGTCAGGTTGGTGTTTCTGCACAAGAAGTAGAAGCAGTTCTTCCTGAGGTTGTGGTTGCTGCCCCAATTAACGGTAATTTCGAAGGCGCTGATTATAAAACTGTAAAATACGAAAAACTTGTTCCTCTTCTTATTGAAGCTATTAAAGAGCTTGAAGCGAGAGTAAAGGAGTTAGAAAAATAAATGGCAATTCAAAATACTATGTCGAGCGTAAATAGTACGCTTTACAGACAAAATACTGCAACTATAAGTTTTAACGATTCCCTTTTAAGAAAAGTAGGCTCGGCTGGAACTGGTGCTTCTAGAGCTCAAACCAGCCAAGGTTCTTTTATTGCATTTAGCCAATTTACTGGAAAATCTTACGCTCTTGCACAAATTGGTGGTACAAACGCAGAAGTAAGTGCATACAATAATGTGAACGGAACCGGAAGATATGTTGCTGGAAAAACATATGGTATTTTTACAATTCAACCAGGTTCAATTCTTGGTGCATCATCTACAGGAACATATGGTCTTTACGTTCAAGGATTCAGTAGTGGTGATTTAATTAATATTGAAAATAATGGTTATATTGTTGGTAAGGGTGGAGACGCCGGATATTATGCAGGAGCAGGTGGTCAAGGCGGCGGAAATGCTATGTATATCAATAGTTCTGGATATTTTGAATTATATAACACAGGCGTAATCGGTGGTGGTGGTGCTGGTGGTTATACAGGAGTTGGTTACGAAGACGGTCAAAAACCAAGACGATATGTTGGCGGCGGTGGCGGCGGTGGTGGCGCTGGTTATTATGTAGGAACTGGTGGCCCAGCACAAGGCGGTATCGGTGGTCCTTCTAGAGGAGCAGATGGTTATATACAACAAGATGGTGGTACTGGCTGGAATTTTTATCCAGGTCCCGCAGGTGGCGGTGCTGGTAGCCCATCAGCTGGTGGTTATCTTGGTTCAGGAGCAAGCGTAGTTGGTTCTAATTATTTGAATTATGTACAAACTGGTACTATTTTAGGTGGGCAATATAGCAGTTAATTTTTATGGAGAAATATTATGATTTATTATGAAAATGTGTTAAACCGAAAACAGCATGAATATGTTATTGAAAAAACTATGTTTGGGAATCAGTGGCAATTTATAGGTCAAAGCGTTTCTTCGGAAAATACTTTGAAATTTTGGTATATGGATTTGATTGAGGATCCTTTCTTTTCCGATGAGTTTTTAAAAACTATTGAAACAATTACAGGAAAAAAGTTCGAATTATTAAGAGTTTATGCCAATGGCCAAACCTACGGATTGCCTGGACAAATTCATAAAGACATCGATACGAATTATTCTCTTGAATTATATCATACTTTTGTTTACTTTGTTAATCCGATTTGGGATTTTAACTGGGGCGGCGCTACTTTCTTAATTAAACCCGATAATACTTTTGATACTGTTTTACCTACGCCAAATAACGGATTTATGTTCAATAGTACTTTACCGCATGTTGGAACCGAACCAACACGTTATTGCCCAGAGCTTAGAGTCACTGTTGCCTTTAAGTTAAAGGAAATTATATAATGGAAATTATTCCGTGTGTTGATCCTTTTCCTTATTTGAAAATTAAAAACTTTTATACAGAGGAAGAAGAGCAGTTAATTTGGGAAGAATTGAAATTTCTTACTTATAAAAATAAACTAGAACCGCCTCAAAAAACGGGTCAAATAAACCCGATGATGAAAAAAAATAATGGGTTATTTCTTGATAATGTTTATACGAACAGAGAATATTCGAATATATTAAATGTAAACAGGAAAACATTTTCGGCTAAAGTTATGAAAGCATATAGCGATCTTCATTTTTTATGTGAAAATATTAATATCATTAATTTCGATACAACTTTGGTTAGTTATTATGAAAACAGTGGATATTATAAATCACACAGTGATATTGCTTGTATTACTTCTTTAACTTGGTTTTTTAAAGAACCAAAACAATTTTCGGGAGGTGATTTGATTTTTTCATTATTTAACGAAAAAATAGAAATTGAAAATAATATGTTTATTATGTTTCCTTCTGTTATTAAACACGAAGTAACCGATATTTCAATGGATCAATCAGTACCGAAATTTGCTGGATATGGTAGATACTGCATTAGTCAATTTATGAATATTTCATAGAAAACTAAATAATAATAAAAACAAGGTTATTAAAAATGGCATCACCAGCAAGTAGATCTGAATTTAAAGAAAATTGCCTACGTCGTTTGGGCAAGCCTGTTATTGAAATCAACGTTGATGACGATCAGGTAGAGGATCGTGTTGATGAGGCGCTTAAGTATTTTTGGGATTATCATTTCGACGGTTCCGATAAAGTATATTACAAAGCCCAAATTACAGATACCGATAAGGCTAATCATTATATTCAGCTTCCTGACAATATTATTGGGGCTGTAAATATCTTTGAAATTGGTCAGGCTTTAAACACCAACAATCTATTCAATATTCGCTATCAGATTGCATTGAACGATCTTTACACGCTTACCTCTGTTTCAATGGTCCCATACTACATGGCAATGCAGCATGTTCAGTTTCTTGAATCTATGCTTGTTGGCAAACAGCCTCTTCGTTACAATCGCCATAATAATAAGCTTTACATTGATATGGATTGGAACATCATTAACGCTGGCGATTATGTAATCGTAGAAGCCTATGAAGTTCTTGATCCTGATGTTTATACTAGCGCATGGTCCGATCGTTGGCTACTTCGTTACGCTGCGTGTTTAATAAAACAGCAGTGGGGCAACAACCTTAAGAAATTTGATGGTATGAAAATGCCAGGTGGTTTGACATTCAACGGTCAAAAAATATACGAAGAAGCTACTCAGGAAAGAGCAGAGCTTGAAAAAGAAATGATTCATAGCTATTCACTTCCAGTTACAGATATGATCGGCTAATATGGCAACCAACTTTTTCTTCAATAATTTTCAGTCAAGTCAGGAGCAACTTCTTCTCGAAAATTTGATTATTGAAGCTATTAAAATTTATGGCGAAGACATGTACTATATACCTCGTAAGTTGAATAAATACGATGCGGTATATGGTGCCGACGACCAGTCAAGCTACGAACTTGCATATCCTATTGAAATTTATATTAAATCAGTTGATGGATTTTCTGGCGATGGTAACTTCATGTCTAAATTTGGTCTTGAAATTCGCGACCAGGTTGTTTTCTCTGTTGCTCAAAGAATATTTAATAACGAAATTGGTTCATTAAATGGTCAGCTTAGACCAAACGAAGGCGACCTTATTTTCTTCCCATTAAACAAAAAATGTTTCCAAATCAAGTACGTTAACAAGTTTGAGATGTTCTATCAGCTTGGTGCGTTACAGACTTGGGAAATGACATGTGAGCTATTTGAATATTCTGGCGAATTAATGAATACAGGTATTCCTGAAATTGATATTTTACAGAAAAAGTTTAGTACAAATATACTTGATTGGGCAGTAAATTACGAGGGCGGATATGCGATTCTTACTGAAGATGGCGATTACATTGTTCAGGAAGGTTCGACTATCAATGATCTAATTGCTTCGGCAGATAACGATGAAATTCAGATGGAATCAGATATGTTTGTCGACTTTACTGCAAGAGACCCATTTAGCGAAAGACAAATTTAATGTTCGGTGGTCCTTTTTACTTCGGTCTTATTCGCAAATATGTTATCCTGATGGGAACGCTCGTCAATAATATTAAGATAACTCGTACAGATAAAGACGGTAACGTTACATCTTTATTAAAAGTTCCTGTTACATATGCCCCAAAGGATAAGATGCTTGCACGTGTTATCCAAGATCCAAGTATTGATAGACAAACAGCTGTAGCGCCTCTTCCTTTAATTTCTTTTGAAATGGGTAGAATGAGCTATGATGGATCAAGAAAATTACCAACGATTAATAAGTCTTTGGTAAAAGACCCACTTGATGCGAATAAATTAAAATATCAGTATAACCCTGTACCATATAATATTGATTTTAAAGTTTTCATTTATGCTAAAAATGCAGAAGATGGCTCTAAAATTATTGAACAGATACTTCCGTATTTTACACCAGATTGGACTACAACAGTTAGTTTGATACCAGAACTTGGTATAAATATGGATATACCTATCCTATTAAATAACATACAGTATAGTGATACTTACGACGGTCAATTTAAAGAACGCCGAGCAATTATTTGGACTATTGATTTTACTCTCAAGGGTTATATTTATGGACCAGTTAAGAAGGGCGGTCTTATTAAGTTTGTTAAATCGAACTTCTACATTCCTTCTTCTGAACTCGCGATAGATGGTGTTGGTGTTACCCCTGTTTCAGAAAGAGTAACAGCCCAACCAGGTTTAACTGCAGAAGGTTTACCAACATCGAATATCGAAGAAACTATACCTTATTCGCAAATTGAAATTGATGACAATTACGGTTACATAACCATGATTTATAACGAAGATGAGATAAATGGATAATGAAAAAAACGACCCGATTGGTAAAGCTTTAGGCTTATCATCAATCAAAACATCTTCTGCTATTAACAATTTAATGGCAGATGCACACAACGATAGCGCCAAAGCAGACTTTGAAACTGCACGTGCTAATGTTTTAAATATAATTGAAAACGGTCAAGAAGCTATTTACAAGCTTGGTCAGATAGCTGATAGTTCTCAGCACCCAAGAGCCTTCGAAGTTTTAGCAAAACTTATGGACACAACGCTTCAAGCCAATAAAGAACTTATGGAACTTCAAACTAAAATTAGACAAATTTCAGCAGCTGATGCTCCTTCAAACGAGCATGCTAAAACTATCAATAATAACTTATTCGTAGGTTCAACGGCAGAGCTTCAGCAAGTAATTGAGAACATGAAAAATGGTGGATCTGCAGTCTAGTACACGTGATGCACGTGGGTATAACGGTAACGCCAACCTTAAGCGCGAAAATCAGGCTATTGAATGGACTCCTGATTTAGTTCAAGAATATATTAGATGTTCTCAGGACGTAGTATACTTTACCGAAAAGTATATGAAGATCATTAGTATCGATAAAGGTCTAGTTAACTTTACTCTTTATTCTTATCAGAAAGAGATGTTAATATCTTTTGCTGCTAATCGTTTTAATATTGTTACAACTGCTCGTCAGGCAGGTAAGTCAACAACGACCTGTGCGTTTATTCTTTGGTATATTATTTTCAATAAAGATAAAACGGTTGCTCTACTCGCTAACAAAGGCGATACGGCTCGTGAAATTCTTGGACGTGTTCAGCTTGCCTATCAGTACCTACCACGTTGGCTTCAGCAAGGTATTAAAGAATGGAATAAGGGTTCATTCGTTCTTGAAAATAATAGCCGTGTTCTTGCTGCTGCAACTTCTACCGACTCGATTCGTGGTTATTCTATCAACCTTCTATTCATCGACGAAGCAGCGTTCATTGAAAACTGGGATGAGTTTTTCACCTCAGTTTATCCTACTATTTCGTCAGGTAGCGAATCTAAAATCGTTCTAGTTTCAACACCTAATGGTCTTAACCACTTTTATAGTATATGGGTAAATGCTCAACAAAAACGAAATCAATATCAATATATAAGTGTTCAGTGGCAAAACGTTCCTGGTCGAGACGAAAAATGGAAAGCCGATACATTAGCGGCGATGAACTTTGACCTAGAGAAATTTGATCAGGAATATAATTGCGAATTCCTTGGTAGCTCTGGTACACTTATCGCTGGTTGGAAGCTAAAAGAGCTTGTTCATCAGAATCCTATCGTTGAAAGAGATGGTCTTATTCAATATATCGCTCCGCAAGATCAGCACGTTTATATTATGCTATGTGACGTTTCTCGTGGTAAGGGATTAGACTATTCGGCGTTTCAGTTGATCGATGTTACTGCAATGCCATATCAGCAAGCATGCGTTTATCGTAACAATGCTATATCGCCTATAGATTACGCCGACTTTATCCATAGGTCAGCCAAAGCATATAATAATGCTTCTGTGCTTGTTGAAATTAACGACATTGGCGAACAGGTGTCTCACTCGCTCCATTATGACTTTGGTTACGAAAATGTTCTTTTCACAGAAAATGCTGGTCGTTCTGGTAAACGAATTACAGGTGGGTTCGGTGGTGGATCGGTTGATAAAGGTATTAGAACAACTAAGATCGTTAAATCGGTTGGTTGCTCTATCCTAAAACTTCTAGTTGAACAGAATCAGTTTATCGTAAATGACTTCCATACGATTAACGAGCTATCAACTTTTTCAAGAAAAGGAGTGTCATACGAAGCCGAGTCTGGTAAACACGACGACTTGGTTATGTGTCTCGTTCTTTTTGCATGGCTTTCTGAACAACAATACTTTAAAGATTATACAAATATCAACACTCTCATGTCATTGAGAGAAAAAACAGAAGAAGATATGGAACAGGATTTGGCTCCATTTGGGTTTTTTGAAGACGGCAGAGATCAATATGATGAAGTGATTGAAAAATATGTACCAGACAGCTGGATGTGGAACACGACTCAGGATTTCTAAAAAACGCCATTTAATAAATAACAATAAAATATAATACAAATTCTCACAAAAAGGAGAGATAAAAATGGCATTTCAATTAAGTCCAGGGGTAAATGTTACTGAGATTGATCTTACAACGGTTGTTCCTGCAGTTGCCACATCTGATGGTGCGATTGCTGGTGTTTTCCGTTGGGGTCCAGTTGGTCAGAGAATTTTAGTCGACTCGGAAACTCTCCTTGCTAAACGTTTTGGTAAGCCAACATCTTTCAATGCAGAAACATATTTCACAGCTTCAAGCTTCCTTTCATACACAAACCGTCTTTGGGTTTCTCGTGGTGCAAACACTTCTGGACCAACACCAGATTTCAGCGTAGATGCAGCTGAAGGAAATAATGTATTTGTTATTTCCGGCGATGTTTCCGATAGCATCGAAACAGGTATGTATGTAACTTATTCTGAAAATACAGAAGTTATTGATTATGGTAATGAAATTACTGTTGAAAATGTTACTGTTAATGGCTCAAACACAAACGTTACGCTTTCAAAGACAGCAAAAACTTCTAATTCAGTTAACCTTTATTTCGGTTATCTAGGAACAGCTTATTCAGCTATCGCAACTGAATCTGGTGCTCAAATTGCTAATTTTTCTGGTCAAATTGTAAAAAACCAAAACGAATATGCAGGAATGGATGGGTCTTTCGATTCAGACGTTCTATACGTTTCAAAGTATCCAGGCGCTCTTGGTAATTCCCTAAAGATCTCTGTTTGCGATAATGCTGAATCTTTCAATAGTAATTTAGCTCTTGTTGCAAATTCTTCAAATTATCCAGATGATTTTTCTACAACTTTTGGTAATAGCACAATTCAGTTTTCAACTTCAATCGGTAACGATATTGGTTATATTGCGTCAACCCCAGGTGCTGGCGGTGGTCTATCACAGGCTAATGCTTTCGGTATTCAAATTACATCTTCAATTCAGGTTGGGGATCTATTGAAGGTTGGTAACGCAAGTATTGGTACACAACTTCTAAAAGTTAAAACCATCAGTGATGGTGTATCAAATGGTTCTGCTATTATCTTCACCGTTTCTTTCGAAGACCCATATAGACTACACACAGCATATTCAACTAGTACTGTTATTTCTCGTAATTGGGAATTTTATAATACTGTTGATGTTGCTCCTGGTCAGTCCGATTATGTTCGTTCTTATGGAAACACAGCTGCTCAAGACGAGCTACATGTTGTAGTTGTCGACAAGGGTGGTAAGTTTACTGGAACTCCAGGAACTATTGTTGAAGTTTATAAGAACGTTTCAAGAGCATCTGATGCAAAAAATAACGATGGTTCTGCAAACTTTTATAAGGATGTAATCAACCAAAATTCAGCTTATGTTTGGTTTGCAAACGACCGTGGTAATGCTGGTTCAAATACAGCTATTAACCTAGAATCTTCAACTGAAATGGCTCCTGGTAATTATTCATTCCAGTTTGGTAACGATGGTTCAAGCGAATCAGATTCAACATCGTTTTCAAGCATTGCATCTGCATATGACTTATTCGTTTCACCAGAAGATATTGATATTTCCCTTGTTCTTCAGGGTCGCCCAATCGGCGGATCTGCAATGGTCAACGGAACTACTGTTGAAAACTTTCAGCTTGCAAATTATATCATTGATAATATTTGCGAAGTCCGTAAAGATTGTATTGCTCTTATCTCTCCAGATAAGACATTAACCCTTAACTCATTTGGTACAGAAGCAACTAACCTTATTGCATGGAGAGGCGCTCTTCGCAGCACTTCCTATGCTGTTCTTGATTCTGGCTACAAGTGGATGTACGATAAGTATAACGACGTTGATCGTTGGATCCCAATGAACGGTGACGTTGCTGGTCTATGTGCTCGCACTGATCAAACTAACGATGCTTGGTGGTCACCAGCTGGTTTCAACCGTGGTCAAATTAAGAACGTTATCAAGCTTGCATATAACCCACGCAAATCAGAGCGTGATGTTCTATATAGCAATGGTGTTAACCCAGTTGTTGCATTCCCAGGTCAAGGAACTGTTCTTTACGGTGATAAGACTCTTCAGGCAAAGCCATCAGCTTTCGACCATATCAATGTTCGTCGTCTGTTTATTGTTCTTGAAAAGGCTATCGCAACTGCTTCGAAGTATTCACTATTCGAATTCAACGATGCGTTCACTCGTTCTCAGTTCAAAAACTTGGTGACACCTTACCTTCGTACAATTAAAGGTCGTCGTGGCATCACTGATTTCTTTGTTGTGTGCGATGACACTAACAACACTGCTCAGATCGTTGATACGAACCAGTTTGTTGGTGACATTTATATCAAGCCCGCTCGCTCAATTAACTTCATTCAGTTGAATTTCGTGGCTGTTGGAACTGGCGTTCAATTCTCCGAAGTTGTCGGCAAATTCTAATAAATAGATAAAAGCTCAAAAAGGAGTTAAATAAATGCCATTTAATATTAGTAATTTCAAATCAAATGGTCTGGTATACGGTGGTGCCAGACCATCTCTATTCAATGTATTCCTTTCGGTTCCTCAGGGAATCGGTATTGATAGCGTTTCTGTTGATAAGTTCCGTTTCGTTTGCCGTACAGCTGAACTACCAGAATCAACAATTTCTGCTATTGATATTCCTTACTTTGGTCGTAAGATTAAAGTTGCTGGTGAAAGATCATTCGGTGATTGGTCAGTAACGATTATGAACGACGAAGATTTTGCTGTACGTTCGCTATTCGAAACATGGTCAAACGCTATGAACCGTCTTGTATCAAATGTTCGTGATGCAAATGTTTCTGCTGAAAACTACAAAACAGATCTTGAAGTCATTCAGTATTCAAAGGATGGTTCTGAACTAAGATCCTATCAGTTCGTTGGAGCTTTCCCAACTTCAGTTAGCTCAATCGGTCTTGGTTGGGATTCAACAAGTGCTATTGAAGAATTCTCAGTAACATTTTCTTATGACTACTGGATTCCAGTTATCGAATCTTCTGATAAGAAGGCTGGCGGCGTAAACACCTATGGCGCTTCTGCACAGCAGGATGGCGTTTCTGGGCCAGGCTAAGTAATATATATGTTTATGTTTATCGGAGGGGCTAAACGCCTCTCCATTTTGGAGAATTAAATGGCAGAATTATTCGGTTTCGAATTCAAAAGAAAAGATCAAAAAGTAGTTGATCAGATCCAATCGTTTGCTCCCAAGGAGACAGATGATGGCGCTGTTGTCGTTGCTGCTGGTGGTGCTTTTGGAACCTATGTTGATCTTGACGGAACTGTTAGAACCGAAGCAGAACTTGTAACTAAGTATCGTGAAATGTCTCTTCACCCAGAATGTGATTCTGCGGTTGATGAAATTATTAACGAATCTATTTCTATTGATGAAGAGAGCATAGTTCAAATTAATTTGGAAAATGTTAAAAACATGTCTCCCCAAATTAAAAAAATTGTATCTGATGAATTTCAAAACTGTTTAAACCTACTTCAATTTAATACCCATGCCTATGACATTTATCGTCGTTGGTATGTCGATGGGCGTTTATACTATCACGTTCTTGTCGACGAGAATAACCCGAAAGAAGGTATTAAAGAATTACGTTACGTTGATCCACGTAAGATCCGTAAAGTTAGAGAAATTTCAAAAAAGAGAGTTCAGGGCGGTAATCATGGCGACGCCGTTATGTCGAAAGTTGCAAACGAATACTTTATTTACAATGATAAAGGTTTCAACTATGGCAATAAATCAGTTGGTCCTTCGACCTCTGGTTTGAAAATTGCAAAAGATTCTGTACTTCACGTTGTATCTGGGTTAACCGATAACCAAGGTACAATGGTTCTTTCATATTTACATAAAGCCATTAAGGCTCTTAATCAATTGCGTACCCTTGAAGACGCACTGGTTATCTACCGTTTAGCTCGTGCCCCAGAACGTCGTATTTGGTATATCGACGTTGGTAACCTTCCTAAGATGAAGGCAGAGCAGTACGTTCGCGATATCATGGTCAAGCATAAAAATCGTTTGATCTATGATGCAGCGTCTGGTGAAGTTAGAGACGACCGCAAGTTTATGACGATGTTAGAAGACTATTGGCTTCCTCGTCGTGAAGGTGGTAGAGGTACGGAGGTTACTACCCTACCAGGCGGTCAAACACTTGGTCAAATGGACGATGTCCTTTATTTTCAAAAGAAGTTTCTCCAGACGCTTAACGTTCCAGTAAGTCGTCTTAACTCAGACGCTCTATTTTCTATCGGTAGAGCAACGGAAATTACGAGAGATGAACTTAAGTTTGCTCGTTTTATTATTCGTTTACGTTCAAGATTTTCAATGCTTTTCACAAAGATGTTAGAAAAGCAGTTAGTTCTTAAAGGTGTTATGACTCCTGATGATTGGAATACATTTGTAACTGATATTAAGTATGATTATGCAAAGGACAACTATTTCACTGAATTGAAAGACGCCGAAATTGCACAGGGTCGTATTCAGCTTGCTGGCGCTTTCCAGGATTTTGCTGGTAAGTATTATTCACATGATTGGATTCGTAGAAACGTTCTTCAACAAACTGATGATGACATTACAGAGCAGGAAGCACAAATTGCTGCAGAGGCACAGGCGCAAGATCCACGTTGGTTGAATCCAATGATTGAACAAAACGCTGCTCAAATGCAACAAGCCCAACAAGGGCAGGATCAGGGGCAACAGATGTCTCCTGAAGATCAAAATAAACAAGAAGAAGTTAGACAGGCTATAATATTCATTAAACAGATGAAACAGAAGGGTAGCCCTGCTAACCGTTCAATCCAGGACCAGTCTAAATATAAAGCAGCAGTTCAGGTTGTTGCTAAGAACCCAGACATCGCAAAATCAATGAGCACTACCCAAGGGCAGTCCCAGTGAGGAGAAATATAAATGACTGATAATAATAAATACGAAATGGGCGATTTAGTTATTGCAGCTGCGCAACAGAAGCCACTAGATTTCGAAGCAGCGTTTAATGATTTGATTGTTGACAGAATCGCAAATGCTATTAATGATAAGAAAATAGCTGTTGCCCAACAAATGTATGGTTACAATTCAAATAACGAAGAAGAATCAGAGGATTAATAAGATGGCGAAATCGCTTAGAGCTATATCTCCGAAAGGAGTTAATAAAAGTAAAACAGAACCAGCAGATATTTCTGACTTCGTTCCAGATTCAGCGTCTGGTAAT